GTGGCGGACTCATCGCACTTTGTCAAAATGAGCCGATTTTTTGACTAATTGCGGGAAAAGCAGCATTTCATGGCGAACAAACCATCAAAATTGCCAGCAGGCAGACCAAAAACAGGACGCACAGATATGCTTCGTGCGCGTGGCCTTGCGATTGGCGTTAGCGTGGCAACCTTGGCTCATTGGGAGAATGACGGATGCAATATCCAAGACGACGAGAGCGTGAAGGCGCACGTTGCCAGGCTGCAAAAAAGACCAAAGACAATCAATCCCGATTACCTGCCGACTCCCGCGCAATCGGAAGAAAACCAAGACATAGAGGCGCTAAAAAACGCGCTGATGCGCACGCTTGACGAGCGAGAGGCGCGGCGGCTAAAGACTCAGATTGACGGCTTGCTTTCGGCGCAAAAGCTCGAAGTTCTCAACGCCTCATACATCAGCGTCAACGAAGTCAGGGACGCATTCACGAAGCTAGGCGCGGTAATTCGCGCAGGCATAATGCGAATGCAAGCCGACCTTCCTCCAGCATTGGAGGGGCAATCACCCAGCCGCATGGCAAAGATCATCGGAGAGTCATCGGAGAAGCTACTGACAGAACTAAGTGAAACAGAATCGGAGCTATGGCAGATTGATTGACACCGCGCCTGCGGTAGATGAATAAAACAGAGATCCTTTTCTCCGCCTTCCGATCCGCGTGCCGTCCACCTGTAAAGATGCATCCGAGTGAATGGGCAACTGGCAGAGTGGCGCTCTACGAGGGACTTTCGCCAACCTACCAGGCAGACTCAGCGCCATGGCTCCGAGAACCGCTGGACGCATTCGCTGACATTGACGCAAAGGAAGTTTGCTTACTCGCTCCGGTCGGCACTGGAAAAACCACGATGATCGAGGCGGCATTGGCGTTTGTCATCAGTGAAGATCCAGGCGGCACGATGATCGTAGGGCAGACCGATGCCGACATTAAGGACTGGGCAGAAACGCGGATGCAACATACGTTGCGCAACACGCGAGAAACGGCGAGCCTGCTTCCGACTGGCAAGCACCGTCACAAGCTGCGCAAGGATGCAATCATTTTCCCGCACATGAGCATGTTCCTGACAGGGGCAAACATCTCAGGCTTGCAAGCAAAATCCATGCGCCGCGTTCTCTGCGACGAGGTTTGGACATGGGACAAGGGCATGATCCGCGAGGCTCAGGGGCGATTGCATGACCGATGGAATCGGCAATTTTACCTCCTCAGTCAAGGCGGCTATGTTGGCGATGACTGGCACAAGAAATGGGCGGCAACTTCGCAATATGAGTTTTCGTATTGTTGCCCGTCATGCGGCACTTGGCAGGGCTGGCGGTGGGAAAACGTAGTTTATGACGAAACCATCACGGACCGCGTTACGATGGCGCAAACGGCGAGAATCAAGTGTGCGAATGCTGATTGCGATTACCACATCGAAGACAAGCCGCAGATCCGCCGCGAGATTGCTACCGCCGGCAAATACATACAGCAGACGGAAGGAATGCCAGACTCAAAAGGCTACCATTATTCCGCGCTGGCAAACTGGCGCCTTCCACTCTGGCGGCTAGTCATAGAACGATGCGAAGCCATGGATGAAGTCAGCCGCGGCAATCTGGATTTGCTGCGGCAGTTTATTCAGAAACGACTCGCTGATTTCTGGTCAGACGAGCAAGAAGACAACCGCGTTACGCTGTCGGACTTCGGGTATTTGATTTCCGAGTATGACAAGGGCGAATTGATCGACGACGAAGCGCATCGGTTTATGACCCTTGATAGGCAAGCAGACCATTTTTGGTGCGTGATTCGCGCATGGCGGCACGATGGCAGCTCCCGCTTGCTATGGTTTGGCAAAGTGGACACATGGGAACGCTGCAAAGTCATCCAAGAGACTTACAAAGTCGAAAACCGCAAGACGCAAATCGACTGCGGCTATCAGACAAGCGAAGTTTACAGCCGATGCAATCAATATGGCTGGCTTGCATTGCGCGGCGATGGGCGCGATAGCTACCCGCATCCGAGCAAGACAGGGAAACCGATTTACAAAGCGTTTTCGCGGTATCAAAACGTCACAAGCGCGAATGGCAAAAAAACGATGGCTTGCTACTGGTCGAACTTGCGGCACAAGGACATTTTGCATCAGCTACGCAACCAAAAAGGCGTTGCATGGGAGATTCCCGATGACGTTGGGCGCGAATACTTACGGCAAATTGACGCAGAAGCTAGGCGCGGCGAAGGGAAAACCGCCGTCTGGAAAAAGCGGCACAATGATAACCATGCCGTTGACTGCGAAGCCATGCAAGTTGTTCTTGCTTCCATGTTTGGACTAATCGGAACGCGCCAAGATGAGGAAGAAGCGGAGTAAGTTTTGACACCGCGCATCATGCGTGGACGTATCGGCAAAACAACTGATTCAGGCGTATTATGACGCAGCGCAGGACGACCCATCAATTTTGCGTTCACTCATCAACGCACGCACGGCGGCGCTTACGGGTATGCTTTCCAAAGGTGGCGGCAACACCCTGACTAACTCGCAAAAGAACGGCATCAGCTACACCGTTCTCGTATCTTTACCAGAAACCACGCGGCTTGTCGTTTTGAACCAAGCAATCGCGTGGATTAAGCGCGGAATCCGTCCGCAATCGCGCACGGTGGGAGATTTGCTTAACAGAACCGTTTATGATAGTTGACCAATACGGACAGCCATGGAAGGCAGCACAAGGGGCGGTTCGCTACTCAGCAGCGAGACCGTTTCAGCCCGTGCAAATGAAGGACATTGGCGAGCTTGTGCCAGCGTATGACCGCAAGGCGCTTGTTTCGTTTTCCCGCCGCCTGTATCTTAACGACGGCATTTTGCTTGGAGCAATTCAGCAAAAGGCGATGTATTCCGTAGGTCGCTCATGGCAGGCGCAAAGCAAGTCGAAAGATCGAGAGTTCGCGCAATCAGCCGAGGATTTGCTGAATGACGAATGGTATAAAATCTGCGACGTTCGCGGCGGTCAGAATACTTTTCAGACGAACCTTTACAGCATGTCGTGCGCCATTGACCGCGATGGCGAGGCGTTTATCTTGCTGACAAAAACGGAAAACGACTACCCGCGAATCCAGCAAATCCCCGCGCATCGGATTGCAACGCCCGTTGGAATGGAAGACGGGAAGTTGACCACGGGGCAGTATCGCGGCAAGACGCTAACCGATGGCATCATTTATAGCAACGGTGCGCCATTGGCGTATTGCTTCAACGACGAATACGGCGAGCTTATCCAATACATCGCCGCCGCCGACATGGTGCATATCTTTGACCCGTCATGGCAGGAACAAGGGCGCGGATTGCCAGCATTCACTCACGCGATCAATGACCTGCGCGATGCTCTGCAATCTCACGAATGGGAGCGATACGCGCAGTTGATGCTTTCGTCCATTGTCATGACGGAACACAACGAAACTGGACTGCCCGACATTGACGACAACGCGAATGTCATCGGCGGCACAAGTTGCACCAATGAGCAAGGAATCATCTCCGAGAACTATCAAGGCGGCACTGTGCGTTATTTTGCAGCCAAGAGCGGCGGCAAGCTAGAAGTCGTAAAAAACGACCGCCCAGGCGACATGTGGGAGAGTTTCCAAAATCGCATCATCCGCAAGGCGCTTGCCGGCATTAACTGGCCGTATTCGATGGTATGGCACGCAACGGGACAAGGCACAGCAGAACGCGCCGACCTTGGACGCGCACAGCGAGCCGTAGAAGACCGTCAAGACCTGCTGGAGTATGCAGCGGCACGCATCGTCAACTACGTCACCGCGAAGTTCATCAAACTTGGCAGACTGCAAGCCGCGAACGATTGGTGGAAGTGGAAGTTTACCTATCCTAAAAAACTCACCATCGACGATGGGCGCGTATCAAAAGAACTGATCGAGATGTGGAAAGCGGGATTCTTGAATCCGCAAGACATTTTGGGCTATCTTGGCAAATCCGCCGAGGAAAGTCTCGACGAACGCCTCGCCTATCTCACGATGCAGAAGCTCAAGCAAAAAGCAGTCAACGAATCAGGGCTAGGCATCACAATCGAAGACCGAGAAATGGCGATGCTGACACCGAACGAAACACCAACACAAACACCACAAGCAAATGGCTAACGAAGTAACATTTTCCGTATCGCTTAAGGCGAGCAAAGACAACGCGACAGTAAATCAAACCGCTAACCTGTTTGCGGACATGGCGGGCGCACAAATGACGCAGGTTACGCAGAACATCGGCACGACTGCCGAGCTTGTGGATTTTGGCGACATTACTGGCGCTCCGCAGCTAGTCATGATTCGCAACCTCAGCACCACGCGATTTGTTGAGCTTGGCGGCGATTCTGGCTTGACCGTATTCAAAACGAAGATTGCGGCAGGCGGTGCGTGCCTGTTCACGCCGAGCAGTGCAACGCTTTACGCTAAAGCCAACACATCGGCGGCGAACATTCTTATTGTAGCAGTGGAAGCATGACCCTAAAGCCGACAACCGAAATGGCAGACGAGGCGCGGCGCGGACTTGCGTGGCGTGCCGAGTTCAACCGTGGAGGGACGGCAATCGGCGTTGCGCGTGCGCGAGACATTAGCAATCGCGCTAATCTATCGCCTGAGACAGTTCGGCGCATGGTTAGCTATTTTGCACGGCACGAAGTTGACAAGGAGGCGCAAGGATTCCGGCAAGGCGAGGAGGGTTACCCGTCAGCGGGGCGCATCGCATGGGCGCTATGGGGCGGCGATGCTGGCAAGTCATGGGCAAATCAAAAAAACAAACAACTAAACGCAGATAATTTTATGATTACGATTGATAACAAAGCGGCAAAGGTGAAATTGAATGACCACGTGGACAAGATCAGCGTGGACAAACTCATCGACGACATTGCCAAGGTTTACGGAATGAAAGCCGTGGAGAATCACTACGCATTCGGTGAAATCATAGCCTGCGCAGATAACGCCATTGATACGCTCGACGTTGAAATCCATTCAGGCGGTGGCAGCGTTTTCGAGGGCTATCGCATTTTCAACGAAATGAAAAAGCTACGCGAGCGCGGCGTTTACGTCACGGCGCGAATCAATACCCTGGCAGCATCCATGGGCAGCGTAATTGCGATGGCGGCTGACAAAGTGGAGATTGCCAGCAACGGGAAAATCATGATTCATGAGGCATCAGGCGGCGCACAAGGCGACAGTGAAACCTTGCTACGGTATGCGGAATTGCTCGAAAACATCAGCGACGAAATCGCGGGCATCTACGCCGAGAAGACAAAACGCGACAAAGACGACATTCGCGCTCTCATGAAAAAAGAAACATGGATGACCGCAAAGCAGGCAATTGAGATGGGATTTGCCGACGAAATTTTTGACACCAAAATAAATGCAATGAGCATCCTCGACAAATTCCGCCCTGATGCAGCTCTCACTGAAAAAGTGCAAGGGCTGGAAGCTAGTCTGGAATCCGCGCAAACGGAAATCAGCGACATGACCGCAGCACTCACCGAGCGCACGGCAGACCTTGAGAACGCGATTGGCGAGCTTGCTAGCGTAAAGGCGCAACTCGACAGCATCACCGCAGAACGCGACACGCTCACGGCATCGCTTGCCGAAGCTCAAAGCAAAGTCGCGGAACTGGAAGCAAGCGTTATCGAAGCCAGCACTTCCGCCGAAGCTCGCGCCGCTGAAATCGTAGCACAAGCAGGCATCGCGCCTGTTGACGCAAGCGCCGACGAAGCAGCGCCAACCGACCATATTTCAATCATGGCGACTCTCTCGCCTGAAGAAAAAACCAAGTATTACAATCAAAACCAAAAAGAAATTAAAGCTCAACTTATCAAATAATTATGTCCACACTATCGTTTAACGACACCATTTTCGCGCAAGAAGCACTTCGGGCATTTACTGCCGTTCTTGCACCAATCAACGCATTTTCCCGTGACTTTAGTTCCGATGCTCGCGGCAAAGGTGACGCAATCCTTGTGCCTCAAATCAGCGCATTGACTGCAACCACCTTCAACGCCACGACTGCCAACTATCAGACTGCTGGCGGCGCTGTGACTCACAACACGGTCAATCTTAACCAACACAACGTGATTTCGGTTGATGTTACCGATTTGCAGTTCGCCAACAGCTCGGCCGCTCGTATTGACGCGATGGCCGCACAAGCTGGTCGCGCTCTTGGTGCTAAAGTTTTGGAAAACATCTTCAAGCTGGTAACGACTGCTAACTTTGGTGCCGCTACCGTTACCACCGCCGAGGCTAACTACACGCTGGCGCAAATCATCGCCCTGCGTTCCAAGCTGGCTCAGAACAACGTCAACATCGACGATTGCTCCGTGCTTTTCAATCCCATCGTCGGCGCTGCCCTGCTTGGTTCTTCCAACGTGCTGCAAGCCTACGCCATGGGCGACAATCTCGCCGCTCGCGATGGTTCGCTTGGTCGCAAGTTGGTCGGCTTTACTCCTTACGAAACCAACCTGCTGCCGACTTCCTCCACTTCGCTAGTTGCCTTCGCCGCTCACCCTGACGCCATTAGTGTTGCGATGCGCTATCTCGCCCCGCAAGCTCCCGAGGCTTACCTGGCCGTGGAACGCGTTGCTGATCCTTCGGGCATCGTGATGGGTCTTCGCCGCAGCTATAACGAAGCCGCTGGCGTTCACTACATCGCTCTTGAGTGCCTTTACGGTATGGCGACTGGCCTGACCCTTGGCTTGGCGCTTGCGACGAAACCATAATTTTCTGGTTGACAATTGCATGACTAAAGCGCATCGTGTGTTTGCACGGTGCGCTTTTTCTTATTATGAAAATCAGTCTATGTATTATCGTTGGCAATGTTGAATCCATCATTGGTCGCTTCCTAGATCACTTCCAACCACTAGCTGACGAGATAATCGCGGTTCGTGCGATTGGCAACCAAAAAGCGGATAGAACGCTTAAAATCTGTGAGAAGCGCGGCGTTCGCATTTCTGAGTATTTCAACAAGCCAGATTGCGATTGGCCACATTGTGACGACTTCGGACGTGCGAGGAATCTTGCTTGCGACATGGCGAAAAATGAATGGGTTATGTGGGCTGATACGGATGACATAATCAGCGCCGAATCTATCGAGCAAATCAAGTTGTTGCTGAAAGACATTCGAGACAAGGAAGTCGATTGCGTGCTGATGCCTTACGTAGTGCCAGAAGACGGCGTTATCAACATTCGCGAACGCATCTGGCGCAAAGGCGCGGGGCGGTGGGTAAATCCGATTCACGAGTGCTTCAAGCTGAAAGAAGACCACAAAGCGGTAGTTCTGGAACATGCGCAAATTGTCCACGCAAGCGAGCCGCGCCATAGTTCGCGCGATGAGCGCAACTTGCGAATCATCGAAAGCGTTCCAGAAGACGAGCGCAGCATTTCGCAGAAGTTTCATCGTATGCAATCGCTGATTGCGCTCGACCGCCGCGATGATGCGACCATGGCGGCGATTGACTTTGTGCGTGATGATGAAGCGGGAACGAATGAGAAATACGAAGCGTTTTTCCAATTGGCGCAGTTGTCGGATGACCTGCAAACAAGAATCACGATGCTGGGGCAGGCGCTCATGACCGACCCGAATCGGCGCGAGGCATACGGCGAGCTTGCGCTTGCATTGCTGACCGTGGAGCCAGAAAAGGCGCTAGGGCTAACCAAGGCAATGCTTGCGCTAGACATACCGCAGAATCCACCATGGAACTTGCGCCGCCCGTATTACGGTTCTTTAGGCGTCTCGCTCCGTGGCATGGCTTTACGCGCAAACAATGCTATCGCGCAAGCCGATGTTCTGGAAACAAATCACTTCATCAAGAACGGTAAAAAAATCAGCCTGCTTCACGCCACGCGAGGCAGACCGCAAAAGGCATGGATGTGCCGCAAGGAATGGTTGCGCCGCGCCAAGAATCCAGATGCTATTGAGCATATTTTTGCTATCGACCACGACGACGAAGCGAGCCTGCCGCTGTGCCTGGCGAATCACACAATCGTCCTGTCTGGCGGATGCGTAGGCGCATGGAACGCAGCGGCAAAGAAAAGCCGCGGCGATGTGCTGGTGCAAGTATCGGATGACTTTGAACCGCCGATGGGATGGGATGAACTTATCCTTGCCGAGCTTGGCGATTTGAGCGAATCAAAGGTGCTGGCAGTCAGCGACGGCAACCGCAAAGACGATTTGCTTTGTATGTCGATTCTGACTCGCAAACGCTACAAAGAACAAGGCTATCTCTATCACCCTGAGTTCTTCTCGATGTATTCTGATACGTGGTTTTCACACAAAGCGTTCATGGATGGCGTGGTCATCGACGCACGCGACAGACTGGTTTTCAATCATTACCACCCATTGTTCGGAAAAGGCGAGTGGGACGAAACTTACAAGCGCAGCAACAGCGATACAAACTATCGGCGCGGGAAGAAGACATTCGATTTGCTTATGGCTGACAAACTAACGCCCTCGCAAGTTCACGGATGGTGCGACTTTCAGAACCTTTACTTTGCGCTTGCCGAGGCGTTGCCAGAGGGCGGAAAGTTCGTGGAAGTCGGCGCATGGCTAGGGCAAAGCATCATTGCGCTTGCTCAGGAATTGCAGAGCATGGGCAAGAACGTCACGCTCTACTGCGTTGACACATGGAAAGGCGAGCAAGACAAAGCAGACCAGCAGCAATACGTTGAGCATTGCGGCGGCAGCATCCTTGCGCAATTCAAGGATAACATCGAACGCGCAGGCGTTGCGGATATGATTCAGATTGTGGAAATGGAAAGCGTGCAAGCGGCAGAACAATTCCTTGACGGCGAGATTGATGGCATCTTTATTGACGGGGCGCATGACTTCGATTCTGTGAAAGCGGACATCGCGGCATGGTCGCCAAAGGTAAAACAAGGGGGCTTTTTCGCTGGTCACGACATTGACGTTGACAGCGTGAAAGAGGCATTGAAAACATCTGGCGTGGATTATCTGACAGTTGGTCGATGCTGGATCAAAAAACCAAAACAAGAAAACGAATGAGCGCAGGAAAAGGAGATTCGCCGCGACCAGTAAAAGGCGAGGCATACAGAAACAACTACGAAAACATATTCAGAAAAAATGAAACTAAGCATACTAACACCGACAGTTCCGAGCAGGGCAAACCAACTCGAAAAGCTAACCGCAAAAATCGGAAAGCAGATCGGGACGCATGAGGTAGAACATCTTGTGTTTTCCGACAACCGAAAGCGCAGCATTGGCGAGAAGCGGCAGTCATTGGTTGACATTGCACAAGGCGAGTATATCGCTTTTGTGGATGACGATGACGACATTTCGGATGACTACGTTTCGCGCTTGCTATCCGCGATTGAGCGCAAGCCTGATGTGATTACATTCAAGCAAGATAGCACGTATAACGGGCTGAAAAGTATTGTGCATTTCGGGCTGAACAATCCAGACCAGAACTTCGTTGCTGGCGGCGTTACTCTCCGAGCGCCGTGGCACGTTTGCGCATGGAAGCGCGAAAAGGTGAAGGAGTGCCAATTTCTGAGTGTGAACTACGGCGAAGACTTGGCGTGGTGCGTGCAAGCGCGGCAGCTAGTCAAATCCGCGTTGCATATTGACACGGTTCTCCATTATTACAGGCACGATGCGTCAACAACGCTTGCGCCTGAGTAAATTTTTTGTCTGGTCGATGTGTGTATTGCGTCTGCCTCGCATCGGAAACGGTGCGAGGCTTTTTTCTGTAAAAAAAGATTGACGAGCGAAATGGTTTTCGCTAAATCTTGCGCGTGACCACGAAACCGACACTAGCCAACACCTACGAAGGGCAAGACCCGACAGGATGGCTCATGTCTGAAAAGCTCGATGGAGTGCGTGCATTGTGGGATGGAAAGCAGTTCATTTCCCGCAACGGCAATGCGTTTCACGCACCTGCATGGTTCACGGCTCAACTACCAAGCGCGGCTCTCGATGGCGAGTTGTTCATGGGGCGCGGCATGTTTCAGCAAGCGGTCGGAATCGTGCGCAGCAAAGCAGGCGACTGGTCGCAAATCAAGTTTCACGTTTTCGACGCACCAGAGGCACAAGGCGATTTCACGGCACGCTTGCAATACGCGCAGGATGCCTTGCAGGGCG